ATGCTTCGAATGTACCAATTACAGAAGCTGAGACTGATTGGATTGAAAACAATATTGTACCCTATAATAACGGTGTTGTGGAACCTAAAATTAATATCTCAAGATTTGATCAAAATAAATGGTACACCCCATATGATACCCCAAATAACTTTGATTCTATAGGAAGGTCATTAGTTGGCACAGATTCCATAGGATATCATGGAATTACTCAGTGGTGGTAGTATAAATAATACTAAAGAAATTGGTAGGCAGATAAATGGCTAGACAAACTATTAATACAGGTACGACTGCTAATGATGGATCGGGAGATACATTAAGGGTTGCTGGTACCAAGATAAATGAAAACTTTGTGGAATTGTATACTACCGTTGGCGGGGGTGTTGGCAATCCCACGCGCCTAACTGATAGTGGAGTTACCTTTCTTGGTTTATCCTATAATACAAGACTTGGATTTGTTGAAGGTGCGAGTCTTATATCAATTGATTTACCCAACACCAGCGGGGTGTTATTAGTAGATACAGCTACACAGACAATTACCAATAAAACCATTTCAGCCGATGATAATAGTATTTCGGGTCTGCCTAATTCTAGTTTTGTGGTTACAAATGGTTCAGGTGTAATAAATGGTGCGGCTGCGGCCAAGACGATACCTGTGGGTGACGTGATTGGCTCTACGGATGCCCAAACAATGACCAATAAGGTTTTGACACGACCCACAATCTATCGACCAAATATTCACCAGTCGCTGCGTGATTCAGACGGTTCAGATATTATCAAAATCGTAACCGTGGGTTCAGCAAATTCAATTCAAATATCTAATGCCACGACTTCCAACAAACCAATAATCGAAGTTGCGGGTGATGATGCTAATATTGGCCTGGATATCAATGCTAAGGGAACGGGGCAAATTAATATTAATTCTTCGTTGGTATTGGGTAATAATTCTATTGATTCTGCAGCGCCTACCCTAGCTGCATATATGAAATCACCTCTTACAATTTTTAATCACAATGCTTCTATTTCTGCGACAATGCCTGATGGTACTACAATAGGTCAAAAGAAAACCTTTGTAAATAAAAATACTGGAGCGGCCACAATAACTAAATCTGGAAGTAATCTGGGTCCACATAATACCTTTGCAGTAGCAAGATTTGGATCTGCGTCATTAGTGTGGGATGGGTCCGAGTGGATAGTTCTAAACGATCCGACATCTACATACTTAACATTTACATAAGAGATAAACCATGGCAGCAATTATTACTAAAAAATTAAAAAAACTTTTTATACAGGATCTACTTGATCAATACAATGTAGAGAATATTGGTGATTCTAATAATTACTTCTATATTGGCCTCAGTAAATCTCAGCCCTATAATGTAGAAGTGGGTGGTTTGGATACGGTATATGACCCCGATCCATCAGATTGGGATGAACGTAGCTTTAGAATGTCACTACAATCCGTAAAGTTAGCCGAAGCAGTATCATTTGTGGTTCCCATTGAAATATGGTCTACTAATACTAAGTATTATCAATACACAGATAATTTATCACAGGATCCAAGATTCTATGTAAGAACAACCGATAATAACGTTTATGTTTGTATTCGTCAGGGTAAAAATGCTGTTGGTGCTCATACAGAATCAACAGTTAAACCTGACCATACGGATACGACACTTCCAATTGAAACAGATGGATATGTTTGGAAATATCTCTATACCATTTCTACGACAGATGCAAACAACTACCTGACCGACACATGGATGCCCGTTAAGTATGTTGACTCGGCAGCTCCCACTGCTCCAGAGGCTCCTCAGAAGGCAGTGCAGGATGCCGCTATAGGTGGACAACTTATTGGTTATAGGGTAGTTGCAAATCAAGGTGCTGCGGCCGCTCAATATTCTCAGGCCCCTTCGCTAACAGTTATTGGCAACGGTACAGGAGCATTGGCTCGGCCTGTTATGTCTGCCATATCTGGAAATGCTACTATTGTCTCAGTTGAAGTTGGCGACAGTGTCAACGCGGGTACTACGGGATATGGTGACCTTGCTAATTACATGGGGTCAGGTTATAATTATGCTAATATTGCAATTGATAACACGTTTCTGGTATCAGGAACTGCTCCCACGATCTACCCCGTATTTGCTCAAGACTCAGGTCTAGGAGCCGATCCTACAGTTGATCTAAAGACACGGGCCATTATGTTCCACATTAAGCCAACCGGAGTTCAAAATAAAAAATTCGTTATTGATCAAAATTATAAACAAATTGGCCTGATTAGAAATCCTAATTCATATGGAACAAATACTTTATACAATGATGCAGAGGGATTGGGTCTTTCTAAACTCAGAATCAAACCAAGGCCAGCCGGTGCTACGGGTGATCCTTCTGGTGGATATGCCCTAACATTTAGTGAGAATACAGTTGTTACACAGACGACAGGTACTAATGCAGGGGCCAAGGCTTACCTCACATGGTATGATGATTCTGATACTATATGGTGGCATCAAGATGAATATACAGGATTTTTACCATTTGATTCAGGTGAAACAATTACTATCGAGGATAACAATTCACTTCCCACGACAACTATATTTGGTATCTATAATACTAGCACACTACCCACTGGTTCTGGGTCAAACATATATACTTCCTTTAATCCGGATATTGATAAATTTTCGGGTGAAGTACTGTTTATAAATAACCAAACAGCTACTCCTCGTAGTAGACTTGGTGCAGAAGACATCAAGCTAGTAATGCAACTTTAAGGGTATAATATGGCTACTCAATATACACAAAATACATTTTTAGCTCAGTATAATGATGATTACAGAGACAGTGATCACTTCCATCGTATATTGTTTAATAATGGTCGGGCATTACAAGCACGTGAACTTACACAAATGCAGACTATTATTCAGGCTGAAATATCACGTATTGCAACCTATCTTTTTAATGAGGGTTCAATACTCAATACAAATGTCAGCTTGGCATCCGGGCCAAATGAAGGCGCCTATACTTTCGTAAAAGTTGATAATCTATCATCTATATCAGGATCCCAGGCTCTGGTTGGAACAGAGATTAATGATGGTACTCTATATGCCGTGGTCAAGGCGGTCATACCATCCGAAACAGTTACGCGGAATGGAGTTGTGGTTACGGATCCTGACACCCTAATCGTAAAGATGGGTAGGGGTAATCCCAATACTGGCAACCAAGCTCCAGAACCATCATCTGCTCTAAAATTCCAGGCGGGTGGTACACTTACGACTGATCTTGGAAATTTAGATATTACGGTGGGAACCAATGTCGTAGGTACATGTACTCTTATTGATACTCCTCGTTTTGAATCCTTTGCGGCAGGCCATATGATTATGGTTGAAGCCCAGACCCTTATTATTGACAAGTATAGTCCTACAGGCTCTGGTATTGTTGGATTCAAAATAACCGAAGAGATCATTACAAGCAGTGACAATGTAGCCTTATTTGACAATTCAGGAACCACACCAAATCTTACATCTCCTGGAGCAGACCGCTATAAGATTACTCTAACGCTGGACCTAAAAAAGAATTCATCAGCTGGCTCTACATTCTTTGAATTATATCATATCTCAAATGGTCTATTTACATTAGTAAAAACAAAAGACAATAATCTTAACTTTTTAGGTGATCTATTAAATGATCGCACCAAAGCAATTAGTGGTAATTTTATTGAAAAAACCGGTGGACTTGAATCATTTACACTCTCTATAGAAGATGACTCTATTGATGAAAATTATTTAAGTTATTCTCTTGCCGGTGGTACCGCCTTTATTGAAGGCCAGAAAATTACCAAAAAGTATTTTAATAAACTAAGAGTAGCTAAACCAAGGTCACTAGTAAATGACGTTGAAACCAAAACTAATGAATTTGTTTCGGCAAGATATGGTGGTTACTTCCTTGCAGACTCTGCTTGGGGATTAATTGGAAAAATAAATGATTACACTACCGTAAACCTTTATGATATAGAAAAAAACGGAACTCAGCAGTATCAACTTAACTCCTTTAACACAAATATCGGTACGGCTCGTGTAAGACATATTGATGAATATAACGATCAATATCGTATACATGTATTTGATGTAAATATGGTTCCTTCCAAGGGCATTAAAGATGTCAAGTCATTAGGTTCTGATTCTGACAATCATGCTAATTTAGTTACTTTGTTGGGATCAACTGACATATATGATATTCAGGATAACAACCTCCTGTTTAATTTAGGTAGAGATAGAGTTCAGACCGTATCTAATTTAACGTCTACGGTTGGAGTAGTAAAGACAGATACCTCAAGTGGTGCCGGTGTAGCAACCAATATCAACTCAACCGGATCAAATACTCTTACAGATGCAGAACAATGGTTGATCTCAGTAGATTCTAGTGGAGAAATTTTCTCCGAGGCTTCTATTAATATTGCCGTTGATGGCCTATCTGCTTCGATAAGTGGATTACCATTTAATTCAGCTATTACGGTATTGGCCTATGAGAATACCACTTTGACCCAAAAGGTCAAAACCATTTCATCTAATGTTACGGAAACGGGGCTTTCTCTCAGCAATGGAAGATTTAATCTTAATAAGGTTGACATCTATCAATTCATAAGTATTACGGATGATACGACAGGTGCAAATATTAAGCATAAATTCATACTTGATAATGGTCAAAGAGATAATCATTATCAAGCAGGTGGTGGAGATCTAAAGGCGAGTGTTTCGGCCCCTGCTGGTACAATTACGGTTGTCTACAAATACTTTAATCATGGATCGGCACCGTCTGGTGTAGGCTATTTTGGAGGTAAGGCATCATATCCCAGCCTTTCATATGATAAAATACCATCCTATACTACGGCAACCGGTGTGAAAAATAGACTTACTGATGTAATTGACATGAGACCAATAAAGGATCCATCCAGTGGTAGCTTTACGTCAGGTGATGGCAGAATTGAAAGACTGCCACGCAATACTGATACACTTACGGTTGGTACCACTGAATATTGGAAACCAAGGGTAGACATTATTTCCCTTGCTCCCGATGGCATAGTGCATCATCATGCCGGTCCTTCATCCTTTAGGTTACTTGAACCATCAGATATTCAACCAACCCACATGTTATTACATAAAGTGACCTTGGGGCCCTACACTCTAAATGCTAAGGACCTAAGAAAGACATCATATGATAATCGTGGTTTTAAGATGGCCGACATTCGTAAAATGGACCGCAGACTAAACAATGTCGAGGCTCTCACTACACTAAGCCAAACAGAATGGTCACTATCTCAATTGGAAGTATATGATCCTGACAACCCAACATCTGTAAGGCAGACCGAAGGATTATCGGGTGATGGTTTTAATAATCTTCGCCAGACTGATTATCACAATAACGATCACCGTGCCTTGGTATATGATCTGCCGGGTATTATGGCTCCGTTGCAGTACAAACGTCAGGTTGGGGTAACATTCGACCTATCTTCATCTGATGATGTAACTCTTAAGGGAGATCAGGTGTGGCCAGTCTATACAGAAGTAGTGGCTGATTGGTCTATGGACTCTGCGACCAGCTACATTGCCGTGAATCAATTTGAAACTGGTAGAACTATTGGTGTTGGAGAATTAACCCCACAGATGGATTATTGGACAGTAAAGAAAAAGGTTGATGAATCATATATTTCAGAAGCAGAAGAATCATTTATTGATCCAGATGGCAATCCAACCATACTATCCCAACCCCTGGGGTTCACAGACCTTGATGCAGGTGAAGCATATAATACACCTGGAGGACAAAGCTAATGAGTCATGGTTATTATAAAAATAAAACAATATCAACAGTAGAAGATGTATCAGCAGGATTTGATCAGGTTCCCGTGCATCGACCTCTTTTTCTCTACTTTGAATTTGAGGGGTTGCGGCCCAACATTCCCCATTGGTTTTTCTTTGGAGGTACGAATGTTACGACCTATGTAAGAACTGGAGTTGCCAAGTCAACCTTTACTAACGCGGCCCGTAATTCTACTCTGAAAGAGCCCGGAGATGCCTACGTAAATGAAACAGCTTTTCCTGCAGCTCAGGGTGGTCCCACTAGTTCCAACGGCGATGGTATAAAAACAGATGCCGAGGGAAAAATATTTGGTCTATTCTATTTGCAGAGTAATACCAGCCTAAATTGGCAGACCAAATATAGCGGTACAGAATTTATTGTCAGTGACGTCCTTTCAACCAAGAAAGTTAATTCTACTTCCTATTCATCAACTATGTTTAGTGGCTTTGGGCAATATCAAAATTACTGGACAAAGGTTACGACATCTAATAGTGCAGAATGGGTAGCGTATGCCCACAGTTCTAATAATGATAATAGTGGCGGCTATCAATCACCCTACACTACTACGGGTAATTTTAATACGACTACAAATCAGTGGTCATATACTACTACAGGGCCAGGTGGTTACTCTTCAACATCATATTCTCAAGCAGATAATCAGTCAGGTGGGTTTTTAGGATCTTTAAAAGAATTTTTCTCTCCTCGTACAGATAATGAATTTAAATAGGAATAACAAATGACCGCACTTTTAAATATTACTGAACAAAGAAATCCTGCCGCTCAGGTATTTAAAGTACCGGAAGCAACTGTTCTCACCAAAATAGGGATTTTCTTTGCTAAGGCTCATTCAACCCTACCCATTACCCTGGAATTAAGACCAGTGACAGAAGGAGGCATTCCTTCTACACAAGAGTTTTTACCTGGGTCAAGAGTAACCCTTCCAGCATCATCATTTAGTGGTGTGTCAACTACATTTAGTAAGAATAACGAAGTAGTTTTTGAATTTGTTAATCCTATTCTTATACCCGAACAAATGTATATGTCGTTCTGTTTATATACATCGGCTCCCATAGGGGCCTATGAAATGTGGATTGCAGAGGGTGGTAAGTTTATCACGGGTACCAATACCAAGAAATATATTGTTTCAGCTGGTGGTGGTGGATTCTATGGATCATCTAATGATATATCCTGGGATGCCGACAATAATAAAAATATAGTATTTAAGGCCTATAAGGCCCAATTTGATACATCAAAGACCTATAGAGCCAAACTTCATTCAAATGTCCCACCCACTAAAAAATTAACTGAGCTCAGCCAGGTTGATAATATTGCTAGGTATACGTATGATCCCCTATACTTTACACAGGGCGATGCTACTATTAAAGTAAACCATCCATCTCACGGATTTCGGGTTGGAGATAAGGTAGAATTATTTTCAGATGGAGTAAACAGTTTTGATAGTTCCGATACTATTAATGGTGTGTCAGGAGCTGCAATCCTGGGACCCCGTAAAATACATACGGTTGATCCATATGGATATTCCTTTGAAATGGATGCAGGGTCAAGCCCTACCGAGACCGTAAGAGCTGGGGGTACCGGCCTGTCTGCCACTGAGCAGTATGAAATGGCAATGGCACAATTAAATCTACCCTACTATACTCCTCGGGGTACATTTCTCAAGGCTGAGGCCAATCTTACTACCACCAGTAGTTTTGCGGGTAATGAAACAGCCTACGTAAAGGAAACGGGTCTACGAATAGAACCCAATGTTATGACCCAATGGAACAAACCCTATGTCATAGCATCTAATTCACAAGAACAACCTTCCACAGGAGATTCTAGTGGCGGACGAGGACTTGACGAATCTACTTCATTTGATATTTACATGTCAACCCAAGATCCTAATGTAGCGCCCTACTTTAATTCAAGCCTATCGGGGATCTATACAAATAGCTTCCTCATTGATTATCAAGATTCTGCATCTACAAATGGCCGTAACCTAATTACTACGGTACCATGGACCTCTGAGACCCAAGCTAATGGTGGCACGACAGCTGCTAAACATATTACGATACCCTACTTTCTTGAATATGCATCAGATTCAATCGTAGTCTATCTAGACGCTTCAAGGCCCCAAGGATCTGACTTTTCGGTATGGTATAGAACAACTCCAGGTGATGGTACCCATATTCATGAACAGTCGTGGACAGAGTTTGATAAAAATACAAAAAATGTTAAGGGCAAATCTTATTCAGAAATTAGCTTCAACAATTCCTACAGCCAATATTCTGAATATGCATTCTCATCATTTAATATGATACCATTTAAGGAATATCAAATTAAAGTTACCATGAATTCAAAAAACCAAGCCATGGCTCCTATTTTCCGTAATCTAAGAATCGTGGCATCTTCTTAATGAATAGACAATTAATACCCGTTGATGGACATCCAGATTTGGCTAGAGATGGAAGAAGTGGTCTCATAGTTAATATAAATAAAGGAAAGCACTTACGTCGACAAAAGCTAAAAACAAAAGAAGCATTGCAGAGTGAAGAGATAGCTAACCTAAAAAATGACGTTAATGAAATAAAAATGATGTTGCAAAAACTATTAGAGAACGGTACAAATGGCTAATAATACTAAAATACCTTCAGTGCAATTAAATGATACTTTTAATACGCACAGAAAACGTTTAAATCAATTAATTGATTCTGTTGGAGATATTACGGCATTGACTACTGATGCAGTCGATGTCGTACAGTCAATTAATGAATTGGATGCCAAGCTTGATTCAATTGAATCTACCGGGCTCTGGACACCTGGTGCCCATTTTTCAGATAGTAACTTTGTAAGTCACTTTGATGGCCAACTTGAAGTAGATACACGGATTTGGACCTCAAACCTTGAAGCCGATTCCGCCTATGTAGGAGTACTGGATGCACACTTCCTGCACGCGGACAGCGCGTATATCGACGGAGACCTATCAGTAAAGGGCAATCTAGTAGTAGATGGTATTTCTACTCTCAAGGCCGGTAGTAGTTCGAATATTAATCTTGGTGATGATAATACTGATAATGTAGTATTTAATGCAGATGTTAATTCAAATATTATTCCCAATACAACTAATGCATATGACATAGGTTCAGGCAGTCAGGAATGGCGGCATGGACATTTTGATGGTACACTAAACACAGATGAATTGGCCGCAGACTCAGCCACAATGGGCACTGCCAAAATTACTGACCTTACGGAAGATAGGGTCGTAATAGTAGGGGTTGATGGTGAATTAGAGGATCACACTGGATTAACATATGATGGTACGACACTTAATGTAGCGGGTACCCTTGATGTAGATGTTGATGCTACTATTGCCTCTGCAAAGATTGAAGACCTTACCGACAATAGAGTTGTTATTGCAGGCAATGGAGGTGAGATTGAGGACGATGCTAATCTAACTTTTGATGGCGCGACCTTCTCAGTTGGTCTAACCAATATCGTACAGGCAACAGGTAACACCAATGTTGGTGGAGATTTGGATGTATCTGGTAATGTACAAATTGATGGTAATCTCACAGTTGATGGTATTGCTACATTAAAGGCTGGTACAAATAATAACATTAATCTTGGTGATGGTGATAATACTACAGATACTGTTACCTTTAATGCGGAAGTATCTTCTCATATTCTTCCGGATGCAGATAATACGTTTGATCTTGGTGATCCCTCTAAAGAGTGGAGACATGGATATTTTGATGGAACTGTAGATGCGGATAATGTAAATGCAGACTCAGCTACATTAGGAACTGCTAAAGTTTCTGATTTAACAGCCAATAGAGTTGTTATTGCTGGAACAGATGGTGAGATAGAGGATAATGCTAATTTAACCTTTGACGGAACCACTTTTGAAGTAGGTACAAATTTTGATGTTGACGTAGCTACGGGTGGTACGGATATCGGAGGAAATTTAGATGTTACCGGAAATGTAACATCAACTGGATGGGCCCTAAAGATTGCGGCAGAAACAGGAACTACAGATGAAGTAAGCCTGGGAAATACAATAACCTTTGAAGCGGGCGAAGGCATCAACACAACTGTTTCTAATAATAATATTAAGATTGACGGAGAAGATGCCTCGGATACCAATAAAGGTGTTGCATCATTTAGTACAGATAACTTCTTAGTCACTAATGGTGCCGTAACAATTAAGGACAACGGAGTTGCTCTTGGAACCGAAACTACTGGTAACTACATGTCGGGTATATCGGGTACCGCCAGTGAAGTAGAAGTTACTCATACTCCTGGCGAAGGATCTTCTGCTATTATTGGTCTTCCAAATGATGTCACAATTGGAAATGATTTAACGGTTGTAAACGACTTTACGGTTGGTGGTGTATTTACCATTGCTGGCGAAACCAGGACCGCAAGTCAATACATTTTCCTTAATGATGGTACAGTGAGTGCCCCTTCTCTTAATGCTGGCATAACTGTAGATCGTGGTAATGAAGATTCAGCGGTATTACAATGGAATGAGACCAATGACTATTGGGAGGCTGGTGATAAAAACAGTCTTAATAGGTTGGCTCTGCAAAATGATTCGGCCAACTTTTCAATTCTTACGGTCGATAATAATCTAATAGTAACAGGTAATTTGGATGTGCGGGGCACAACCACTACAATTGATACAACCAATCTTACAATTGAAGATAACCTAATTATATTAAACGGTAATCAAACAGGAACTCCTTCAACCTCTCTTAGATCAGGTATTGAAGTAGAACGTGGTGATGCTACTAACGCTAAATTACAATTTAACGAGAATACAGACGAGTGGGAATTTATAGGCCCTAAAACCGGTACCTTGGCGGTAACTGGTGATATTGGAAATGCTACTATTACTCTCTCGGCTGGTACAGATTTGTCTACAGGTGGTAGCTTTACTACTAATGCTTCTGGCAACTCATCAATTACTATTAACCATGCCAATATAACTAGAACCAACAATACATCTAGTGCTAGTCCTGCATTTGGTGGCACGTTCACGGCCATTGACAGTCTTACTTCAAATGCAAGAGGGCATATTACGGCAGTTAATACAAAAACGGTTACTATTCCAACCCCCACTGCCTACTCATTACCTTTAGCAACTAGTACTGTTAGAGGCGGTATTGAGTTATTTAATAATACAGATCAATCAGTAGCTGCTAATGCAGTTACAACCACTGCTAATAGAACCTATGGGTTACAGCTTAACTCAGCAAATCAGGGCGTTATAAACGTACCTTGGACCGATACAGTCTATTCTCACCCAACACATGACGGTGATGATATATCTATTGATACGGGTCCTCTTACAGGCGCAACAGTTATTTCAGATCTAGACTTTAATGTTACGACTAATGGATTGGGACATGTTACTGACGCAAATGGTACTGTAGCTACTAGAACACTTACACTAGCTAATCTAGGATACACTGGCGCTACAGATGCTAACAATTACTCACTACCATTAGCTACTAATACCGTAAGAGGTGGTATAGAGTTATTTAGTAACACTGATCAAGCAGAAGGTGCTCAAACAGTCACAGCAACTGCAGGTAGGACATATGGCATTCAACTTAACTCAGCAAATCAAGCTGTTGTTAACGTTCCTTGGGTTGATACTAACACCGATACTAATACTACCTACTCTGCAGGTAAGGATTTAGATCTTAATGGAACCACATTTGATATTGAAGCTACTCTTAATCATGTAACTGCTATAACTACAGCTAATAATACACCCCTTACCCTAACATCAAGTGGTACAGGTCTTATATTTATGAAAGCTGAAGGTGGCGGTGTAAGTTATTACAAAGATGACGCCTATGCCGCTGGTAACACGTATATATCGTCATTACTTTTTCAAGCAGGAAATGCTAGTAATGCCCGGTCTACATATGCTGGGATTGAGGGATGGCGCTTGTCGTCAACAGCGGGATATCTTCGATTACATAGCACCTATAGCAACATTGATCGGACTGTTTTCGAAAATGACGGTTCAACTGGAAACACTTCTGTAAAAGCTATTGGCGATATTTACCTTGAACCTACTGGTGATAATGTCTACATGAGAGGCAGTGGGCTGGCGGCGCAACAACTTTTGTTCCAATTAGATGCTGGAGAGCAGACGATAACATCTTCGGCCAACAGCGATTTAAAATTAAGTACTAGTGGGAACGGGGGCGTAGAAGTAAATGTTAACTCGACTATAACATTCAATGACCGTACCTACGGAGACAGTGAAAATATTACGTTTCTAATGAAAGACAATGTCAATGGTGGGTCGGTTATCAAGAGTGGGAATCTTCATTTATCATCCACTAATTCAACCCAATATTATCGAGCATCTTCTGAAGGCGGCTGCAGCCTTTCTGGCGCTCATAAGTTTCAAACTGGAAATTGTTTGAACGCTGGGCTTACTATAATCTGTGATGCACCGAATAGTCTTACAACCCTCAGTGCAAATGATGGGCTGAAAATCACATCTTCTTCAGCTGATGCGATTGAAATAGCCTCTGCATCAAATCTGGACCTGATTGCAACAACAGATATCTATCTTAAACCAACTGGTGATAATGTCTTTATGCAAGGCAATACATCAGGCGAACAGCTTAACTTTACACTATCCTCAAGTCAACAATCTATAACTGCTTCCGACATTTTGGTTTTAGAAGCCGCAGGTGATATTTTCCTTAAACCAACAGGCGATGATATCTTGATGCAAGGTACATCATCAGGAGAGCAGATCAAGTTTACGCTAGGCACAGGGTCTCAGCAAATCGTTTCTTCAGATGATTTAATCCTTGGTGGCGGCGGGGAAATGACCCTTTATACAACTGGTTCAGGTGATATCGATCTTAATCCATTTACAGGTAAAATTGGTTTGTTTGAGAATGGATATGAACATGCGGGATTTGATGTAAGTACAATCAACACTCTTAAAATCTATACTGGAGCCAACTTCGGGACTCTAAACTCTACGTTTGCAGGGGATGATCTAACCGTACAAGGAGATATTAACTCTGTATCTGATGTTCGCACAAAAGAAAACATTGAAACTGTTGAGAATGGCTTAGATCTAGTATCACAACTACGTGGTGTGTGGTATAACAAGATTGGTGAAGAAGATCGTAAAGTTGGTGTGATTGCACAAGAAGTTGAAGAGGTTCTACCTGAGGTAGTTCATACTGATACTGAAGGGATGAAATCTGTTGACTACGGTAAAATGGTCGGTGTGCTAATTGAAGCGATCAAAGAATTGAAACAAGAAATAGATGAATTAAAAGGTAAATAACATGGCGTATCATTCGACGACTTATCAATATATCGATAGTGACGGAGCTGTAATCACAGCAGATAAAACTTCAGAGATGTTATCTGCTGATTCTGATCATGCAGTAATGTTGAAAACTGATGCTGGTTGGATGGCAGCTAAAAGAGCTCAACGAAATGTTCTCTTAAATGAATGCGACTGGACACAAGGTGAAGATGTTCCTGATTCTATCAAACTTCCGTATAGAACATATAGAGCTTCTTTAAGAGATTTACCTAACCATGAAAATTGGCCGCTTCTCATAGCAAGCGATTGGCCAACTAAACCAGAGGTGTAACAATGGCTTTTCAAATAAATGGTCAAACAGTAATAAACAATTCTCGTGTTGCATCTTCTATGACAGGAATACCTAGTTTAGCCCACGCTGAGACCACATGGAATGGGTCATATATCAATTTTGGTGGGTTTGGAAGTTATGCTGCAGGTGAAGTAAACTTTGTTACAGAAAGTATACAACCATATGGCTTTACTGATTTTAATAATTTGTATATTTCTATTACGCCCAACCTCATAAGCAACGCTGGAAGTACGTTTGGTGGTAATGTTACATTAGACCTTAAAGGTAATGTTGGTGGTGATGCATGGACAATAATTCCATCATCCCATGCAGTGACCATATATACCAGAGTTATAATAGCAATGCGAAAAGCTAATGACGGGCTTCACATAGAAACTTGGTTAACACCATCCAACTTTAGCTCTAGTTACAGCGCCGAATTAAATCTACAAGACGCTAGATGGTTAACCCCTGATAACGTTTTTGATGGTCCGTCTGAAAGTTTTAATTCAATTGTAATTGATTGGCCTTCTTGGGGAGGGGGTACTAATATGAACTTAGTTCATGATGTTCGATGGAGATAATTTAGGTTATAAATAATGACACGATTTATGGTGGTACATAAAGCTCTAGTTCCTAACTCTTATAAATAAGATCAATGGAGCAGGGGCGTATTAACGTCCGACAAAGAGACCGGAGAGTTTTATGGCCCAATATGAAGAGTTTACTATTGATAAAGGCAGTGATGTCGCTATAGAATTGCATCTTGAAGATGCTAATGGAAATACAAAAAATTTATTAAATCACAGCGTAGAGGCTACCCTAAAAAAGTCCTATGCCGCAGATACATCTGTAAGTTTTACTTCCTTAATTGCTAATCCTCCCACTGATGGAGTAGCCACTCTCTCCCTAACAAATGTTCAAACTGCAGCCCTTGACACCGGCCGGTATGTTTACGATGTAAACATATCTTTTGCTGATAGTGATGGTAACGATATTATTGAACGTATTATAGAGGGAAGAATACAGGTTACACCAAACGTAGTGGACCCTAGGTCTTAGTAATTTCGGAGAATTAAATGCCAATTCAAACTACCCAGCCTAAGAACACCTACGTAAGAAAGGTAATAGTTGGTACACCCATAAGAAAAGTTACTTCGGGTTCACTATCAATTAATAATCTTGCTGGGGTCACTATTAACAATGCGGTTGAAAATGATCTTCTTCAGTATGACTCGGCATCAGCTAGTTTTGTTAATAGGCAGGAGCTCCAACGTCTTCAGATTGATCAGATCACTCTTGACAGTGATACTATATCCCTTACAAATAATCAACTTAATATTAGCGGTAGTGTTGATGTAACAGGCAATCTTGGTCTATCGGGTATTGGATCGGCAAATGTCTTTAGGCAGTCTAATCTTGGAGCCTTTAATGATTCTGACCTAACCACAAAACTATATGTGGATAATGAGGTTGATAAAGTAAAGCATGTCATCTTTAAGACTGATGATAACTTTACAGATTCTATTAATATCTATGACGCCGAAACATTGAGAATTATTGGTGGCAATTCTATTAGTACTTCGGCCACTAAAATTGGATCAGAATATAGACTTGTACTTGATGTTGATTCAACAGGAGTTACGCCAGGTCAATATGGTTCAGGAGCTCAGGTACCAGTCTTAACCATAAATGATCAGGGCCAAGTTACGGCCATCAATACGGTTGCAGTTGCTGGTGTTACGAATCTGGAATATGATTCATCTGATAATAGTGGTGTTATCACCATATCCACTGCTGATGGCCAAACCTTTTCTTCGTCAGTTACTCTAAATCCTTTTTCCACAAATGATCTAAAGGAAAGTGATAACCTTTACTATACAAGGACCAGATTTGATTCTGCCCTAGGAGATGCTACTTCTATATCTACCATTAGAGGTATGATTAGTACTTCGGGTGACCTACAGTATAATGCTAATACTGGTGTAATTTCAGTAGACATTCAACAGGTCTATACTTCAGATGACTTTGACTCCGATCTGGATGATGCGATCGCCAATAGCGTTAACATTCATTGGTATCCCGATTCTAATTACTTCGATCTTAATGTAACTGGTGTAGATTCGGGAACATATGGTTCTACTACACAGATTCCAACATTTACAGTTGACAAGTATGGACGTTTGTATGACATTGATACGGTTGCTGTAGCTGGTGTAGATTCTACCAGCTGGCTATCGGGTACAAATACCTTTAGAATTAATACTGCTGACGGTCAGTTCTATGATACAGTATTCGATTCTTTTGGCACCGACATAAGATTAAAAGACAATGTTAACCTAACCCTAGGAAACGTTGATGGATTTGATGTAGATCTTTACCATGACGGTACAAATTTTATTGCAAAAAATAATGCCTCGGGTAACATAGAAGTATTATCTGATACCCAAAGATTTTTAACTCGGTCGGGTAATACGTTATTTGACGCAGCCGAAATCGGTAATGGTGTAAGATTATTTTATAATTCAATAGAGCGACTTCAGACTACCGATAGTGGCCTTAATGTAACGGGTAATATATTACCTGATGTTGATTCTTCTTACGATCTAGGCTCATCAAATCGTAAATGGAAAGATCTATATCTTTCTGGGCAATCAATATACCTTGGCAATTTAATATTAAAAGATTCCGCTGGTGGACTTGCCATCAAAAATTCAAACGGTGATGCGGTTGATCTGGTTGCCAAGCATGCTAGATTTGATTCTGCATTTATTTCCCAACTATCGGTAGATAGTCTTAATGTATCTCAGCTGCACATTGATTCGTCTTTTGTAAATAACTTTAATATAGTTTATATGGAAGCTAATACTGCAGAGATACAACAATTAGCCGTTGATTCTATTTCTGCTCAAACACTAAATGTTATAACAGGTGATATTGATCAATTCACTAGCGACTCATCATTTATCCAACAACTAAATGTTGTTTCTGGAGATATCGATACCCTTACATCTACTAATGCCATAATTGATTCTATATACGCAGGTCAGTTAAATGTTGCTATTGGTGATATCGATACGTTTACTTCATCCAACGCCATAATTGATTCTGCTCTTATATCAAATCTTAATGTTTTAGTAAGCGATATAGACACTGCAATACTGGGGCAGGTTACTATTGATTCTGCCGCAATTACTAACTTGTCGGCCGATACATTAGATATTACAACGGTTCTTATTGATTCAGCCACAATAACTAATATAGCCGCCACAACCGTAAATATTGATTCCGCAACAGTTAATGCAATAGCAATAGGCAATGCTAATGTAAATAATGCAGAAATTGATTCTGCCTTCATATCAACCATCAGTAGTGTTTCGGGTGATATTGATTCGGCATCTATCACTAATTTAGCGGTAGTTACAGCCAACATTAATACGGCCGGCATTAATGCGGTTGATATTACTACGGCCTCTATTGATTCGGCCACAATAACTAATCTCGCAGCAACAACTGCAACCATAGATTCGGCTACTGTAGATACTTTGGCGTCTAGTGCCATCAATGCAGCCAATGCAGATATTGATTCGGCCTTCATATCAAACCTCAATGTTATAACAGGTGATATAGACACCGCAACACTTGGTCTCGTAACTGCTGATTCTGCGACAATAACCAATCTTGCGGCTTCGGCCTCTATAACTAATACTCTTACGTCTGACTCTGCATCCATAACAAATCTTGCTACTTCAACTGGTATTGTAGGACAGTTAACATCAGACTCTGCCTTTGTTACCCAATTAAATGCTAATAATAGTCACATAGATGATCTAAGCGCAGATAGTATACATACAACCCAATTGAATGCGTCTATGGCGCATATAGACGCTCTAACAGCCGATTCAAGTAGCATTACTACCTTAGCAACGACTACTGGTATAGTCAATCAACTTACATCTGTATCGGCATCGATCAATCAAATTGCATCAGACTCGGCAGCAATTGCACAAATATCTTCTGCAAAATTACTTACTGATTCTATCGAAGCCGGCAGATCAAGTCTTGGATATATTGAATTAGATGCAGCTAGTTATTCAGACCTTACACCACCATCATTAGATGAGGGGGCCATATGGTATAACTCCGGGCCCGATGCTTTGGTCTATAGATCTTCAACTAGTAGTGCAGTTAAGATAGGTCAAGAAGAAGTAACAAGGGTCTTCAATAATTCTGGTAGTCAAATTGATAAGGGCAAGGCCGTATATGTTACGGGTGCATCAAATGACTTTCCAACTGTAGCCCTGGCAAGAGCCAATAGCCTTGGTACAGTCTATAAGACTTTGGGTCTAACAAAAGATGATATTCCGGCAAGTCAATATGGTCTGGTAATTAACAGAGGTTTAGTCGGTGGATTGGATACCCAATCCTTCTCCGTGGGTGATGTAGTACACGTATCGGTTGATTCCGCGGGTGAATTAATTTCAAGTAATCCAGTCTATCCTAACTATGCAGTTGAAATAGGTACCGTATTAGTTTCTCAGGCCCCAAATGTTGGTATAGGCGGATGTATTCAGGTTTCTATTACAAAAGAGATTGTTGAGACTCTTCGGGTAGCTGGTGATGGTAGAATCGATGCTGACCTAACAATTGGTGGTAACCTAAACGTACTAGGTACCGAAACCCGAACGGCCGTATCAAATCTTAATGTTGCAGATACATTTATCTACCTAGGCGCAGGTGATACGATAGGCGCCGGCAATACAAACTTTAATGGTACTGGTGACCAAAACGCAACATTCACTGGTCATTATAAGGGTGATAGTGACGAGACCTTTAGAGTACGTATTAGTGCCGTAGGTGGTGATACAATTGAATGGGCTTTAGACAGTTGGGGAGCAGGGACTCTACCATTTGATTCAGCCGCAGGTCCAACTACATGGAATCTTACAAATGATGGATTAATTGCTCCTTTAAATTATGGTATTTCTATAGACTTTGATGCCGCCACTGGGCATGATCTTAATGACAGTTGGCATGGATCTGCATCTCCGGTTAATGTTCAGATAGGTCTGGCCGGTAACTATAACGAGCCCGACGATATATATCGCCATGCAGGTGTCTTTAGGGATATATCGGATGGTACCTGGAAATTCTTTGATAACTATACTCCAGAACCATCGGGCAATATTAACACGGCACATGCTACTTTTTCTTATGCGGACCTACGAGCCAAAGATATAACGGGAACCACAATTGAAGCATCAGTAGGCTTTACGGGCACCTTGACCGGTACAGCATCCGATATTTCAAATCACACTACTACGAATCTGGCTGAAGGTTCTAATCTCTATTATACATCTACTAGGGCCAACACTGATTTTGATACTAGACTTGGTACCAAATCAACAACAAACCTGTCTGAAGGTACCAACCTTTACTATACATCTACTAGGGCCAACACTGACTTTGATACTAGGTTAGCCACTAAGTCAACTACTGATTTATCTGAAGGTTCTAATCTTTATTATACTCAGGGTAGATTTGATACTGCATTTACTGCCAAGTCAACTACTGATTTATCTGAAGGTTCTAATCTTTATTATACTACTACTAGAGCCAACACCGACTTCGATACTAGACTTGGCACCAAATCAACAACAGATGTTGCGGAAGGTACCAACCTTTACTATACAAAGGTCAGAACAGATTCTGACATTAATCAAGGATTTGCCGACAGAACTACAGATAACCTAACTGAAGGTTCTAATCTCTATTATACATCCACTAGAGCAAACACTGACTTCGATACCAGATTGGCCCTTAAATCAACAGATAATTTATCAGAAGGATCGACAAATCTTTACTATACAGATGCTCGTGCAGATTCGGACGCTAAGAATGCCATAAGTGTTTCTGGTGATCTATCATATGATCCTTCTACGGGTATCATCAGTCTTGATGTAGAAGATGCATACACCAAGGCTAATTTCGATAGTGATTTAGGAACAGCCTCAACCTCAGACCTACCAGAAGGCACTAATCTCTACTATACTGATACCAGAGTAAGACAAGCAATTTCTGCTTCTGGTGATCTATCTTATGATCAGGGAACTGGTAATTTTTCGATTGACGTTGAAGAAATCTATACTGCAGCAAACTTTGATTCGGACTTTGGAACGGCCATTCAAACTATTGATGGTAATTTAGTTCCAGCAATTAACGAGACATATGATTTAGGTGATTCAAACTATCGTTGGAAAGATTTGTATCTCTCTGGAAACACAATTGATATTGGTGGCACTCTTATATCCGTCGACTCACATGATGGTGGTGTAAGGTTCCACAATCCATCATTTGATAGAGTGGCCATGAGAGGCCTGGAAATTGATCTAGGTGGCACTGGTACAAAAATTACTCTTAAGAAACACAGCACAAATGGTTTGTTACAGGTAGTTGATTCAGATGATACTCAACTAAAATATGACCTATCACAACAAACAACAGATAGTTTGGGTGAAGGTTCTTTAAATCTTTACTATACAACAACTAGAGCTAATAGTGACATCGATGCTAGGTTGGTTGGTGGCACTGGCATTACAGTGGCGTCTGGTGATATTTCAATTACTAATACAGCGGTAACTGCTGGGGCATATGGCGATGCCTCTAATATACCAACATTTACGGTTAATGATCAAGGCCAATTGACAGCTGCTGGTACAGTAGCAGTTGCGGGTGTATCATCTACAGCGTTTGATTCAGCATCAGGTGTAATGACAATTAACACGGCTGATGGCGGGGCATTTAACACTATTATAGCCGACTCTGACTTTACAGTTAAGAGAGCCAGAGAAGCATTTAGTGCGGGCACTGGTGTTACATTGTCTAATGGTGTCATCTCAATTGAACAGGATGTTGATAGTACCGGTACGTTTGAAGTAGATAAAGCTCTAGTTGATAAGTTAGAAGTTTCATCGGATAGTGAAGGTTCTTATCACATTGAGAACAATGTTGTAATGAGAACAATTGCTCAGCATAGTGATAGCGCTGGTGGTAATCTAATTATTGACATTTATATGAGAACAGACTTTAAGACTGAATCCCACAGATATTATGAAAACGGATCCGCCAAGGGGTACTACCTGGCCTGGAAACAAGAAGATCTTCGGACTGCCCGTGAGTTCCAGTCACCTCATTTAGATCTTGTTCCGGGGCAGACCTACAGATTTTGGGATGAAGACTCATCAATGGTAACACATGATTTAAGATTCTTCTATGATGATGCAAGGTCTGGAACATATAATGATTCTGACGTTGTTTACAATGCAACTGCTGCTGGTACTGCTGGATCCTATTCACAGATCTCAATCGATCAATACACACCAAGAACACTTGCATATCAATGTTTAAATCATCCATACATGGGTAACAGCTTTAACACAAACACTAATGCCGGTGGTAGAATGAAGGGTACATCAACTGGCATAGCAATTGATGGTAATATAGAAGCAACAATTGATGGTGGTACCTATTAGAACTCTTATAAATAATGACAAGTAGGATTTTTATCCAATTAACTTACCTTTTTAGGACTTAGAAATGGCAGCAAATATTAAGCTCAAGAGATCGGCTGTTATTGGCAAACAGCCACAACCAGTAGATCTAGACTATGGAGAACTAGCTCTTAATTATAGCGATGGGGTGCTTTACTATAAAAATGCATCCAATGCAGTATCCAGTATTTCTGGTGGTGGTGCCACTACAGATAGTGCTGCGCCAGTCTCTTCTTTGCGGGATGGTACTCTTTGGTGGGATGCCACTAACGGCAAGTTAAAGATTTACTATGTAGATGAAGATGCCCAGACTTCGCCCCAGACCATAAGTCTTACATCAAATGCTAGTGGCAATCAAAATTATGAAATTACGGGATCTGATAGGGCCACAACCTTTACTGGTACAGCAGACCCTAATATCTATATTATTCAGGGTGACACACTACAAATTACTCAGAATAGTGACTTCACCCATCCTATGTATTTTGTTACTCAACTTAGTCTTTCCAATTCCTATGATGCCCAGTATAATGTTCCTGGAGTAACAAACCAGGGAGCTTATGGTGGTGTCGTTATATCACATCAATTTAATAGTGTCGGCACCTTTTATTACATTTGCTCATCACATCCACATATGGTTGGAGTTATTAATGTAGTTGCTGCTGATACGGCCGCCGCTCAATGGGTCGACGCATCTATAGCATCTGTAGGATATACTGGGTCGGCTGGTGCCATATTCCAAGGTGAAACAGCACCTTCCAATCCTACAGATGGTCAAATTTGGTATGATAGTACTACCGGTAAGTCTTTTATTTACTATACAAACCCATCAACCGCACAATCACAATGGGTATTGCAAGCAGACCCCACTGTAACTGATGGAGATACTGGTTATTCTGGATCAAGAGGATTTACCGGATCACAGGGTGTAATTTCTCCAAAGTTTGTGTCTATTGAAAGTCCTACTTCTGGGCAGACCAAAACCCTAATGTATAACTTTAGTGCTACTACAGTTAGTGTCGTACGTGCTGGTATTTCTGGAGGTACTAGTGTTGCATATAGTGTTTATCATGATGCGGCAAGAAATGGCTCAGGTACTGTTATAGCAGCAGAAACTACAACCAATGCAACAAGTGGATCAACTCCAACAATTATATCAGCTTCGGTACCTGCCGGTAGTTGGATATGGGTAGAGACCACCACTGTTACGGGCACAGTTAATGAATTTAATTTAAGTATAGAATTTACGGAGTAAGATATGGCAGCTCTAACATTTCCAGCAGCTCCTGCACATTTATCTACATACACAGATCCCAGCCAGGCAATATGGCAATGGGACTCTGATGGTCCCGTATGGAATGTAATTACTTCTACCACACGTAAAAATTTTAGTGGAGCCAAAAGAGAAGTAATTAATACTGGATTTTCCATAACAAATACTTTTTTACCTCTAGAGTTTGAGACCGAAATTTACGAAGTAGATAATTATTTTATTAATTCTAATTCCGCGGCTACAGCACCAACCACTGGATTTTATGGGGTGGCAGCAACTATACTTTCGGGTACACAAGGTTCTGGATCATCCTATACGGCAGAACTGCGAGTCAATAATATAAAAAATTCCGAAATACAATTTGGGCCAAACCAATCGGTTACTATAGATGATACACTTGAACTTGTACAGGGTGATGTAGTAGAAATATATGTGAAAGAAACAATTGGTGTTGGTGAGATATTACAGGCTTCGACGTTCACTATGTATCGTATTGGTTTTTCTCCAGGCACAGGAATAAGTAATCATAATGCCTTTAGTGGTGTAAAGGCTATTATTACACAGGTATTTAATACTACCTCTGTACCACAAGCCATAACTTGGGGTACGACATCATTTAATGCTAACGCTAACGTGCTTGGCGATCTCTATTGGTATTCCGCCGTACAGGAAAGGGTTACCACAAGGGCTAGTGGTTATTATAAATTGAAATCCTTTATAAAGGCAGGAATTGCAGGATCAAATGATTCATATACAATCACAGTAAAAAAGAATAGAAATTTAGGATCAGAAGCCGACCTGTATACTATTACCCTAGGTCCTAATGATTTTGTACAATTAAATGAAACAATCTATCTTTTAGAAGATGATTTTTTAGAACTTATGGTATCAAACAGTGACAACACAGGTAATGTCACTACAGATACATATTTAGAGCTCGTCAGGGAAGGATTATAAAATGGCGTTTGTTAAATCAACAAGTACTCTCTCGGCCGATGCTGTTACGGTTCCTGGACTTTCAGGGGGTGATAATGGTAAGGTAGTTAGAATGACCGGAGCCAACACCCTAACCAATGCAGCTAATACCGATACAGTGACACAATTAATGTCATTACTAATAAAAATTGGTGGGGAGTATTATGCTTCTGGAACAGTGTCTGGGTTTACGGGGCTGACCCCAGGATCACCATACTTTCTAGATGCTACTGGAGGTATTGTATCTTCACCCCCCACACCAAGTAGTATTACAAGAGCAGTCACAATTGGATTTGCTATTAATTCAACTGATATTGTCTTTAGACCAGGAATACCTATTTCAGGAACATAATTAATGACCATTGCTAATATAACTAGGGAAACCTCCCTTACCGATTCTGACTATCTGGGTTTACCGGTTATGCATCATATTGCTGCTGATGGATTTTGGTACCACTATAAACCGTCAGATAAAGTAAATAACGCTACATTGGCTGGCAATGCAATTGTACCGTATCAGTGGGATTCTGCACTACCAATTGGTTCGGGTTCATTGGCTTCCGGTGGTGGTATTGAACTTGATGGTACATTTGCCTTTATAGACGAAGAACACAATGGTTCAACTCTAAAATATCATGGTGGATGTATACAGCATATTGGCGCTGGAATAAATGATATTACCAACATTACAGAAAATAATGCTTTCTTTATGGCGCATATTGGTACATGGGGTGATGATGGACCCACCACGGGCGGTCTTTTAGAAGATGATGCATTTTACTGGGATAGGCTTTATCAAACTACCGCTGGTGGTGATTGGAACTTTTATCAATATCACAAACACTTGCCTTCAAACTATGCTCAGTTTGATGATGGACGTTTAGTATGGGATGCTGATGGATATATAAGATCTGCAGATAAGCAGTACGGCTATATGATTACGATTAGGGCAACATCCGGTGGGGCTTCCTATAATGTCCCATTGGCTCGTATTCACACTCCTTCAATTGGTGGGGCTCACAATTCTCACAATGATGTTACATTACCTTCAGTAGCAGGTGTAAACTATCTTGCAGGGGGTATTTTAAAGGGATCATCAAATAGATTCCATGCATTCTATATGGACTCTTCATCTACTGCAGGTGAATGGAATGTATATTCTAGAACCTTTACTTCCTCATCTGGATCCTTTACTCCCCAGGTCAACTATGGTTCATATGATCTAGCAACACCTACGTTCACTCCATATCCAGGAGGTGGAGCAGAGAGCGAAGGGGCTTTAAGTCAGTATCCATTAAGAGCATCCGCTGGACATACTTTTGGGTCTTATGTCTATTGGCCCACAATTATAAAGGCTCAACCCATAAATTTTGGTGACCTAGTCGTTACTTCAAATGGCGGTAATGTATATCAACTTAATGGTAATGATCGTCAGAATCCTGGGTCAGCTGGGGCTCTATTACTTGATGGTAACAATAACAATCCAACCGTAAGGATAAAGGTCGGAGATACCATAAGACTGGCATTTGCTAGTTCTGGTACAGCATCTACTCACCCCCTTTATATAAAAACCACCACCCAGTCTAATACCAACGATCAGGCTGTGGGTGTATCGGGCAATGGGACTCAATATATAACATTTACTCCTGAATCAGCAGGTACCTACTATTATGTCTGTGTTGTACACAATGGCATGTATGGTGTTATTGAGGTTACGGATCTAGATGGTACATTTGACACCCAAATATGGAGAGTGACTGATGCCAATACCATTTCTCCTGGTACACTAGAACGTATTGATTTACCATGGTACTATAAAGCAACCCCTGAAAGACCTGACGTGTTATTGACAAGTGTTGGATCAAAGATATACGTTGCTAGCTCCGGGTCATTAAGAGGCGGGGTTGATCTATTCAGCGCGCCTATTATTGATTCATCTGGAGATTTATACGATGAGGGACAAATTGTAACCAATACAATTGCTAATGATTTAAGAGTTCATGGGTTTAAGTATAATGCATCTAATACAAAGTTCTATGCATTGCTTAGTGGTACAAGTGGGGTTGGATCATATAGTGGTAAAGGTCTATACAGCTTTGATTTAGCGGGCGGATCATTTGAAGGATATGATCATTTAGATTATGATGTTTCTACTGGAACATATATTACTAAGGGGCCCAATACTTCGGGTCATATAATGTATAACCATTCTGATGCTTCTATGACAAAGAAAACTACTATAGAACCAGAAGGTATTGCCCAAGGAACATCAATTTTACAATATCAGATTGCTTCGCCTCAATTTTATAATAAGACGGAAGTAAATACAGGGTATGAAGAATACTACTTCCAGGGCATCTACCTATCAGATGGTCGTAAGGCTCTAGTGGGACAGATCAGGTCGAATCCCCAAAATACAGGTCTGGGAGGAGATCTACTTCTTACAATTATTGATAATGAAAATAATGATATTAGTTACACCTACACGGCCGAGGGTGATGACTACATCACAGGTATTATTGAGGATGTTGAAAATAATCGAATAGTATTATCAGGATATGCTAAGGGTGAGCTTACAACCAAGGGCGCACAGGGTATACATGGATGGGGTAGAAATTTAAAGGAGAATGCTGATTCTGCGGATCAAGCATTTACCGGAATATTCAAAAAAGATGATCATGGATTTAAGTTGGTTGGTAATGACCGAAGACAGAAAAAAGCATTCATAAGTAATTTTGATAAGGACTACAATTATATCAATAGTAAGATATTATCAGTGGGACCTGATTCTGATGTTATTGATACTGTTACACCATTAGCTAATAATAAAGATTATATTATTTCTGGCTGGACTAGAAATGCAACTTCGGATAAAGATGCATTTATGGCTAGATTAGATTCCGCTGAAAATGTTATTTGGTCAAAAAGATTTAACATTAGTAATGCATATAATGCATTTACTTCTCATGCAATTGTTGATAACAATGGCACCGAGAATATCGTAGGGTTTTTTACTAATGAATCTGGTGATGATTCAACCCAGTCTTATGGTGTGTTGACTGTCTTGAATACTTCAGGTAATATAACAGATAATGCAGTGACCGCATATACTGAGGGTAATTTTTATCTCAATAAAATTAGACCTGGCAGACCAGGTAGTGGTGAATTTTTATTCGCAGGTTCAGATACTACGAGCAATTACAGAGCTCCAAGTTGGGGAATAGGAAATGTCAATTCTGCAAATCTAATTGACTATATAAGACACCACTCTTGGTCAACTACCGCTGTCGCAGATGCTCAGGCCTTTAACGTAATTGAAGCCGGTTATAATGATATTACTCTTAACCGGTACGATTCAGACAATCAAAGATATAAGATAATGGTTGCTGGGAAGCGAGAAGATACATCATTGGCCGATGGTGCAGGCCAGGCGGTGATGCACACTTCCCGAGATCACAGATCCTTTGCGATCGCAGGTAGTTATGATTTAAGAGATAGTGGGGGCACTTGGGTTTCGGATACTAGATGGGAAAGGCAATATCTTTCTCCAACAACGGGTGCCTATTTAGAGGAAATAACCACCATTTTATCAGAAGATTCTTCCAGAAGAGAATGGTGGTATAATGATATTGATGAACATCCAAATCCAGGAAATCATAGAGTAATTGCCCTGGCTACAGGACTTAATTTGGATTCGGCTGCAGAGCAAAGCTTTGGAATGCAGATGAGAGCTGGGACCGCTGTTCTGGGTATTAATGATTCCGATGGATCACTATACTTCTCTAATTCATTGGGACACATGGGTGAAGACTATATTAATAATGATATGGTTTGGGATGAAAAGGGTCTAAACTTTGTTTTTTGTGGTAGTTCTACATCACACTCATATGGTAGAGATGCCTTGATGTTTAGACAGATGAAGGATGGTTTCGGGACCGGTGTATACCACACAAGTTACTCTACATCAAATGCCTACTATTATGATTCAAATAATTTATCAGCAGTAAACGAAACGATTTTAAATAGTAATTCTACAGGGATTCAGATTACTAATAAGACATCAACAACTGTTGATAATATTACACTACCCGCCTCTACTATTAGTAATGATTATTACCATACAGAGTATAATGGTTCTTATGGTGCAAATGGATTGTTCACGGGATTTTTGGCATATGTAGATCTGGCCGATCTACAAACGTTCCTTAACTCAGATACATATCAGGAAGAAGTTGATAGAGGGCTAAGAGTTCATGCCGCTAACAGTATCTTTAATATATTCCAACTTTCCACTGTAGGTGATGCTACGGCAGATGATGGAAATATATTTGCCTACGATGTCCTCAAGTCATCAGACGGTGAGTACTATTATACGGGTGGTCAGATTTCTGGAAATATGTCATTTACTAATACTGGCCTATCCGGTGTCTATGATTATTGGTTGGGGCAATTTAATATTGATACTAATGAATGGAGATTCTGGCAAAATGGTTCTTTTGAAGATGAAGAAATCTATGCTTTAGAGGAACTTAGAGGATCAACTCCTTCTAACCTTGTTGAGGATCCTAATGCAACCAATAATGGTGCAGTAAATGGAACCGTAACATGGATACCTACAACCGCTGGTACCTATTATTATCAATGTGGCAATCATAGCTCAATGGTAGGACAAATCACGGTAACAGATGTACAGGGGTCACCATCGACCATTAACCTTAATGCAGGTGCAGTATTTACAGACGCCCTTTATTGGTCTATTTCTGGAACCGACAGATCAACAACTCATAGTTCTGCACTGAATCCTACTATTACGATTGACACCGGAGACACTCTTAATATATCGGTATCAACCACAGGAAGCAATCATCCATTTTATATTCAGGTGACTCCGGGGATTTCTCCAAAGGCTGGTAACATAGCATTTGCTGGTAGGACAACTGGCACCCTAGCAGGTGCATCTTCCTTGATTGGAGGATATGATTTATTCTTAGGTATTTTTAATCCGGGTACATGGAGCTCTGAATATTATGTAAATGGTTCGGGCTTTAATGATAAGGTAATGAACCTTCATGATATTAATGACACAATTCCTAATACTCTAGCTCTTGTGTATACCTCATTTGGTTCTGTAAATGGTTCGAATGTATTCGGTTCTGAAGACATTGGTATCATAACCTTTAATTACGCTACAGATACCTGGTCTACAGGATTTAACACAGGATCTGAGACATCAGAAGAAATCGAACAGAATGGTAGCCCATCGACCAGATTGTCTGATGGTAGAATAGGTGTTGTGTGTAATACAGCAGGGGCTTTTGCTGATGATGCTAATACATTTGGTCTTAAAGATATGGGACTTGGTATATTTGATTTTGATAGTGATGGCAATGGTAACTATAGTGGATGGTCTAAATACCAAGTAGGTTCAGGATCATCAGACTTTTCTTTTAGTGTAGATAATAATGGTTCTACATTCCTAGTAACAGGATATTCAGAAGCAACATGGGATAGAGCAGTACATGGTGTTTTTGTAGAATTCGACCCCGAAAAAGGGTACTTAGCGAAATCCGCAGGGAGTTAATAAATGGCGGCCTTAAACTTTCCAATTAATCCAAGTCATAATGATACGTATTCAGCGAATGGTACTTCATACCTATATGACTCGGATACTACATCATGGGTAGCCGATCAATTTATAGGTTATACAGGATCCCAAGGTTTTACGGGATCTAAAGGGGCTGGCTTTACAGGGTCTCGAGGTAATCTTGGATTTAGTGGGTCGGTGGGCTTTACGGGTTCCATAGGATTTACTGGGTCGCGAGGTTTTACCGGATCTGCTGCAGCTCAGGGTCTAAAGTATGACGCCGACATAAGTACCACAACCCTTAACACTATATCAACGGGGCGTATAGGTTGGAACAATGCTACTCTAACATCTGCAACTCAGGTTGGTATACATAGAACCTCTTCAGATTCACAAGATAATATTAACTATCTAAACACATTTGATGATTATGGCGGCACGACCGACCGTGGTTATCTAATGATAAGATCTGCGGATGCTAACTCTTCTGATTTCCTACTCTACAGGGTTACGGGTAATAGTTCCTTAAATAATAGTGTAATGATATTTGATACCACCTACCTTGGAGGTACAGCCACCCCTATTACGGGTGAAGGTATGATTATTACCTATATTCACAGAGGTAATTCTGGATTTGTTGGGTCTCAAGGTAATATAGGATTCTCAGGATCAAGGGGATTTACTGGGTCGCAAGGTGTCATAGGATTTACGGGTTCTCAAGGTGATCAAGGTGTCATAGGATTTACGGGTTCTCAAGGAGATCAAGGTGTAGCTGGTGTAAGTGGTACTGGGGGTGGATTGTTTGGCCTTGTAGGTGAAAAATCCACTACTCCTGGGGCGGGCGACTACCTTTCATTTGGTAGTGGGGCTACAGCAAATATATATGGTGTAAAAATCCCAGAAGTAATGATACTTGATAGTATTACCGTTACTACTCAAAACGTGGTAACCTCTAATCTACAGATTTCAATCCGCAGGGGTGGAGTTGCAATTGCAACGGCTACGGTTGTTTTTGGCGATAATGACACCAGAGTATCTAATATAGGTGTTTCAATAAACGCTGATGATGAAATATCAATACGCTGCGATGCCCCAGCAACTGGATCAGGGGCTGTCATTGCAACGGCTTGGTTTGCGACTAATGGGGCAAAGGGTTATACAGGTTCTCAGGGTATACAGGGTATACAAGGCGCTACGGGTTCCCAGGGACCCATAGGTTATACTGGATCGCAAGGTATACAAGGTATTCAGGGTGATGTTGGATTTACAGGATCTAAGGGAAATACAGGTTCCCAGGGACCCATAGGTTATACTGGATCGCAGGGTATACAAGGTCCTACGGGTATTCAGGGGCCTATAGGCTATACTGGATCTAAGGGTATTCAGGGTATACAAGGTATTCAGGGTATACAAGGACCCACGGGCCCACAAGGGCCTATAGGTTATACGGGATCTAAGGGAAATACAGGTTCTCAGGGACCCATAGGTTATACAGGATCACGAGGATCAGACGGTACATCAATTGCTATTCAAGGAACTGTTGCAACAGTAGGCAATTTACCATCAACTGGGAATACTGCTGGCGATGCATATATTGTTACGGCAAGTGGTAATCTTCATGTATGGACTGGATCAGCATGGACTGATGCAGGGCAGTTTGCTGGCTATACAGGATCTCAGGGAAATACAGGTGCTACGGGTCCTGGGGGAGCTACGGGCCCTACTGGCCCTCAGGGACCTATAGGATATACGGGATCTAAGGGAAATACAGGTAGCACGGGCCCTGGAGGCCCTGCAGGCCCTACTGGACCTCAGGGGCCTATAGGATATACGGGATCCAAAGGAAATACAGGTAGCACTGGCCCTGGGGGATCTACTGGACCTCAGGGTCCTCGGGGTTATACAGGATCTAGGGGAAATACTGGTGCTACGGGCCCTGCAGGTCCTGGGGGAGCTACTGGTCCTGGGGGAGCTACGGGCCCTGCGGGTCCTCAGGGACCTATAGGCTATACGGGATCCAAGGGAAATACAGGCAGCACTGGCCCTACTGGGCCTGGTGGCTCTCAGGGTCCTCGAGGTTATACTGGATCCAAGGGAAATACAGGTTCTACGGGCCCTGGAGGAGGCACTGGTCCTCAGGGTCCTCAAGGTTATACGGGATCTAAGGGAGATACAGGTCCTGGAGGCCCTGGAGGCCCTGCGGGTCCTGGAGGTTCTCAGGGCCCTCGAGGTTATACGGGATCCAAGGGAAATACAGGAACTACAGGAGCTACGGGCCCTGCGGGCCCTGCGGGTCCTGCTGGAGCATCAGGGTCAACGTCAGTTGAAAAGGCTGTTGCCTATGCTATTCTATTTGGATAATTAAAAATGAGTGCTAATTTTGTAAATATATCAACTTTGGGTTTTACACAGAGGCATGGGTATAGTATAAGCTCAGGGCCTGGTGGGTTGAACAGCGTATTTGGCGTTGGAGTCAATGCGTCTACTCCTCAAAAATATTGTGTGCGTGTAAGTTTTACAAATGTTGATCCCCAGGGACTAGATCGCAGAATATCAGTTCAGGTATCTCAGGAGTATAATAATGGAGGTCAAAGAGTTATTGAGATTGCTACAAACTTTTGGGTAGCCTACGGAACTACTTACGAGCCTTTTACTATGACAGAACCTATACATAATATAATGGGTAATTCACCACTGTATGATTATACTAGCATAAATTATAGTGAGTATAATTCTAATGGATCATTTAGAATAACTTCGGACTGGTGGGAGGCCTCATAATGGGTGTAAATCTTCATGATACTACTGGCAACCAAATGAGAATATATCATTTCGCTAAAGAAATTTTAACCACTCCATCAGATCTGTTTACATTTTCAGGCACTGCCTTTACATCAATGAGAATTTTTAATATGTTTTGTACATTAGATAATGAAAATGCTCAATCAGGTCCTGCTAGGATTTTCCTGGGCACAAAAAGAACAAATACAAATCCTATGGAGATAGTATATAGATATAATAATGTTAAAGTATATCCAGGCATTACTACCTACCTTGCGGATAAAGACCATCCTTGGCATATATCCTCTGGTGACGATGCAACCGGATCTCCCTACTATATTTACGGATATAGAACCGGTCAGGCTGCATATACTTTTACATTACATATTTTTGCAGAGGTATATTCATAATGGCAGACTGGTTTCAAAATAAAGGTATCTATAAAAAATCTAAAGCCTATTATGTTACGACGACTACTAATACTACGCCGTCATCACCGTCTATGTCGATATACCCCCCATCGGGTATGGTTTGGGTGTTACATGGTTTTTACATTTCCAATAATACACATGATAACAATGACTCCGCACCTACCATTAATGTATGTATGTACAGGGCAGGGGAAACCTCAACCAGTGCAACGTCTGGTACAGATTGGGCGGCCGTAAGTGCAGATCCTGTACCATTTATAACGGGACAGACATTGGGGGTTTGCAATACCATTAATCTAGCTACTAAGGAATCTCCTCTAGTCTTGAATAACACAACCAATCGTACTCTAGAACGAGCCATGAATACAAACACTGGTATCACCAACACTGATTTTTCCCATGTAATAAAAGGATTCGGAGTATATGTTACAGGAGGTAATAATTCCGCCTCTTCTGCATTTATAACAAGCACAATTGTTTATGAGGAATATAAGTAATGAATTTTTTAAATGGGCAAAGGTCCAGAATTGATAATATGAATGGTGCTCGGTGGGTATGTGGCCATTATCGAACCGCAATTAAGGATAACAATAATACGCATTGGACTAGAGCAATTATAGCAATGGGTGATAATTCATCTAGTTATCATGGATCTGGTAATGATTTAAGAGAAGCTGCATTATGTATAATGAATATGTTTGTAGTAATCGAAGACCCCCTTAACTATCAGCCACAAAACACTGGATACCCAGGCGAACATAGTGTACAATTTAAATTTAATTTTCAATATCCCAACCAATATTCTGGTTCCAATAGCTGGACAACTGCGGGTTGGAGTATTAATGTACCTTCAAATTATGCTGGAAACAGAGTACCGCTGCAAATTATAAATGCTAAAAGGCCTATATGGATTTTAACTGGTTATCGAAATCAGGATGAAAACACTCTTACGGGGCCTACAGATAAATTTGCAAGCTTTGGTTTTTCGCGGATCAACCCTTATTGGACTGATGGTCCAGAAGTAGGTGATCCGATTGATACGGGAAATTATCAATCAAGTGCTTATTTGGTTAGTATGTACTGGGCCGGAATGACATTACAGGGGTAAATAATGACTAAAAACTTATTGAATACAGGTTCGTTTCGAGCAAAGGTTGTATCATCTATCTTTAGTGGTAGTGGTTCTGCCTTAATATTTTCCGATG